GAGTTTGAGCGTTATGGCGACGACATGCAGGACGTCTGACGGCGACATGCTCGATGTCATTTGCAACAACGTTTACGGCCATCTGAATGGCAGCGTCGAGGCCGTGCTCGATGCCAATCAGGGACTGGCCGATGAGCCTCAGCCGTTTCGGTCTGGCGTGATTATCGTGCTGCCGGATCTGCCGAGTCCGACCGGTGAGGGCGTCAGTTTGTGGGATTGACCCGGGGAGAAGGCCTGCGCCGGCGCCACCCGTTACGCGTAACGACACCTTTTTTTATGGCCCGCCTTGTGCGGGTTTTTTATTGGAAAAAAACCATGACTCCGATGTTTCGAATTGTCGCCGATGGGGCCGACGTCACGGCGAAGATCAATGATCGGCTGTTGTTGCTGCGCACCTCTGACAAGCCGGGCATGGAGTCCGACGAGTTTGAGTTGCGTATCGACGACCGTGATGGGCAAGTGCAATTGCCACGGCGTGGCAGCTCAATCGAGATCTACCTGGGGTATGCCGAAACGTCCTTGACGCGCATGGGCAGTTACACCGTCGACACGGTCGAGGTGTCAGGGCCGCCGGATACCATCGTGATCAAGGGCAAGGCCAGCGACATGCGTGGCAGTGGCAAAACCATCCGCAGCGGAAGCTGGGAAGACGTGCCGCTGTCGAAGATCGTCGCTGACGTCGCCGCGCGCAACGGCTGGACGCCGGTGTGTCCGGTGTCAACCAAGGTTGCCCGGGTCGACCAGCTCAACGAGTCCGATTTCAATTTCATCACGCGTCTGGCCAAGCAGTACGACTGCACGGCCAAGGTCGCCGACGGCAAACTATTGGTGATGCCGCGCCAAGGTGGCCAGACGGCCAGCGGCAAGGCGTTTGGCGCTGTAACCCTGACCCGTCGCGACCTCAGCCGCTGGCAATTCAGTCTCGGCGATCGCAATTCGCACAAGGCGGTGGCCACCAAGCATCAGGACAAAAAGAACGGCAAGCTCGCGGTGGTTACCATCGACAACGATGACGCTCCGGACGGATTGCCAGCAGTGCATACCGACCGCCATATCTACCCAGACAAGGGCGCTGCTGAAGCGGCGGCCAAGGCACGTCTGTCGGCGTTCAACCGCTCGACCGCCGATGTGCGGCTTGAAATGCCCGGCCGGACGGACATCTTCGCTGAGCGTCCCATCATCGCTCAGGGTTTCAAGGTCGGGCTTGATGGCGAATACCTGGCGGATTCGGTCGAGCAGGTGTTCACCCAGTCGGGCTGGTCCACCACGGTCGAATGCAATGCCGGCAAAGCCGGTAAATCCAAGGGCAAGAAAAAGAAAGGGCCGAAACCACCCCTCAAGGTGGTGAACATCGAGAAGCGTTAGCCGCATCCCATCGCCGCCTGAGTGCGGTTTTTTTACGTCTGGAGTTTGTATGTCCATCACTGAACAACAGCTGCAAAGCATCATGCCCAACGCCCGCCGCCAAGCGGGCGTTTTTGTATCCGCCCTCAACGCAGCCATGGCCCACCGGCAGATCAACACGCCGAAACGCCAAGCCGCGTTTCTCGCGCAAGTCGGTCACGAGTCGGGGCAGTTGCAGCACGTCCGGGAGCTGGGTGGCGACCAGTACCTGAGCAAATACGACACCGGCAACCTGGCGGCAAAACTGGGCAACACGCCGGCAGCGGATGGTGATGGCCAGCGCTATCGCGGTCGCGGCCTCATCCAGGTCACTGGTCACGACAACTATCTGCGCTGCAGCTTGGCGCTGTTCGGCGACGAACGATTGTTGCGCACGCCTGAACTGCTGGAATTGCCGCAGTGGGCCGCCGAGTCGGCCGCATGGTTCTGGTCCGTGAATGGGCTGAACGCGCTGGCCGATCAAAATGAATTCAACACGATCACCCGCAGGATCAACGGCGGCCTCAATGGCCTGCAGGATCGGTTGGAGTTGTGGGGGCGGGCGAGGGCGGTGCTATGCGTCTCGGCGAACTGATCCCGGCGCCGTATTGGCTGCTGGTCAAAGGTGTGCTGCTGGTCGTCTTGGTCGGTGGTTCCACGGCCATCACCTGGCAAGTCCAGGATTGGCGCTACGGTAAACAGCTCGCAGAGCAGGCCCGACTCCACACCGAAACCCTCAACCAGTTGGCCCTGGCCACGGTTGCGCAGCAGCGTGCCGAACAGGACAAACGCCTTGCGCTCGAGCAGCGCCTGGCCACCAGCGAACAATCCCATTACCGAGCTTTGAGCGATGTCCAACGTGATCAAGGTCGCCTGCGCGACCGCCTTGCCACTGCTGATCTGCGCCTGTCAGTCCTACTCGACGCCACCACGGGCACCGGCGACGGATCGATGTCAGCCACCACCGCAACCGGCGGCATGGTTTATGGCTCCACAAGAGCCGAACTTGACCCAGCGCATGCTCAACGAATTATCGCCATTACCGACACGGGCGACAGGGGGTTGATCGCGCTGCAGGCGTGTCAGTCATACATCAGGGCAATAGAAAAATGAGTCAAGCGCACTCAGAAATTCAGGAACAAAAAAGGCACTTCAATATGCGCCAAGTGCCTGAGTTGTTCGATAGGTTTGTCGTTTTCTGCGTCTTCGTCACATGGCTGCTAGTGTTAACAAGGGGACGGCCATCATGAAATATCGGCGTTCCTCTCTTGAGCCTCTCTTCGCGTGTGAAGATCATCAATAAAAAGATAGTTCGCGTAGATTACGCTAAACACCGCAGAACACTGAACAAGGGTGAGAAATATTACGATTCCTGCGGCGATGGCCTTTATTACCTCTCGATGTTCTAAGAATATCGGTAGCCCGGATAGAATAAGCTTGAGCAGATAAATCAGAGTAATGCTGATTGCAACCGCCCCGGATTCCATAATACTTCCGACAATGCTCTCTAAGCGGCGGGTATCCTGCATCGTAGCAGTGAAGTCCGCGATTTTTATTTTGTCCGGGTCTTGCAGTCTCTTTATTGCATTTGGATAAACAAATGCTATCCAAATTCCCATGATAGTAAAAACCATGCCAGAGATGGCGAGTAGCGTACTGCAATAATCTTTGAAGTCGGAGTAAGTGAATGTTGAGTTTTGCCAAAATACCACTCCGCCAAACAGGGCGGCTGTAACAGCCATGAGTGATAATTTAACCATTTGCTTCGGCCTGTTTTGGTAATATGTCTTTTCTGAGAGGGCCTAAATAGCGATCTCGATTGGCCTTAATAGTAGCATAAATATCGCTTGCCTGGAAAACTGGACGCCCATGATCTTCTATGGAAATGTGCTCTGTGAGCCTGTATTTACTAGCCCAGACTATCTTTGAAGGCTTATTGTCTAATATAAATCCTACATCCTCCCAAACATTCGCATCGTGATTTGTTGCATGTGTTTCGATAATTGTTTCTATTTCTTTTATTGTTGGCTGAGCTTCAATTCTAAGCTCTACTTTTCGAGATGAGTTGTCTTCCGCGGAGATAAATGGCACAGTGAAGTTTCTAAAGTAATTCACAAAACCTTTTCGCTTATCTACTGCTTTAATTGAAACCGTTTCGCGCCTGACAATTTGGGTTACTCGTCTCGCCAAATCTTGCATTTCCGCTGAAGAGGTAGAGAGGGATTTCATTGAAAGATCGAATTGAAAATAATACTTAAACTTGTCTTCCTCGTCGTCTATCATTTCGAAACGAGTAAAACCTTTCTCTGTGGAGCTGACTTTGTAGTCTGAAAGCGGAACTCTAAAGTTTATGCAGCCGCTCACCCAGTCTTGAAACATCGCCGAATCTGTGCGTGAATTATCGAATTTTATGGAGGCGACTATATTTAATTCAGGGATTACCCAGTAATAGCATGGTCGCCCCCAAATCATTTGCTTATTATTTTTGGTTTTTGTTTGTTCGACAGCCGGCTCGATTGTGCCGTCCGCATTGACTGTGATTCCATAGAGCGGCCCATGCCGGTCGGAGTCTCCTTTCCACAGCACCAGGAAATAATCTCCGGTATCGGTGTCGTGGTGAACAGCGTGGCAGTAGCAAGGGGTTTTGTTCCTGTTTTTACCAGCAGCCCATGGGTTTGTTGCTTCAAAATTTCGGCCAATCTTCCAGTTCTGGAGTCTGGAGAATGTATCAGCCAAGTCTAGACCTTTAGGGGCATCACTGAAGTGTCGGTATAGACCACATTTGTTTACGTTAAAAAAGTTGATATAACCGCTTTGTAGCATTCTGAAATTCCTTTTAAGGGAGGCGTGGGCAGAACCTATCATCAAGGATGGCTAAGCGCCATACTGGAGACTCATCCCCACCACTCAGAAATGACTTCAGCACTTTGATGCTACTGAAAATCTCGTACCAGTTTTCGTACCATTCCAGCGTTTTTGAAGGGTATCTAGGGGGTTGAATGCCCCCAGAAGCCCTTTAGTAGCCCCAGACCAAAAACGCCAGCTACTCCACACATCGTCAATGTTTAATCTTTGACCGTAGACCCGCAGCTTCCGGCGTTATCACAAAGCCTTTTCCGGCGCAGGTCGGGCAGTCGTCCCGCGCATCAAAGCGATCGAGGCAGTCAGGGCAGATGCAGAAGGCCGCCGACTCGATATGAGGGCGCACCTTTTCAAAGGCGCACAGATCTCGCTCTTCATGGGCAACCTGAGCCGCGTCTATAAAGGCTCGGTAGGCGTCAGCGTCGAAGAGGGGGCGGTGGGTGACGCCGGCGATCATTCGTTCAGTCCCGATCAACTGATACCTGAACCCATTCATTTCCAGAACCATGCCTGAAATCTTCCCAATTTTTCGGGAAAGCCCCAAGGTTAGCCGCACACCGTCCGCGTCGGAGTAGACCTTCCCGTCGTAGGCGAAGTAAGCGCTGCGCGGTTCGTCATTGGCGAAGTTGAATATCGAGCGGCTGATAGTGCCCAGCAAGCTTCCATTGTCGATCTGCACGACGTTATAGGTCGCGGCGCCGCGGTAGTGCCCGGGTGAGTTCTGCAGCTCCTCGACGGCGTGCCAGTACGCGGAGTCTGCCATTTCCTTCATGTGGAATCGCTCAAGCTCATCGATCAAGCCCTCATCAAGTAGCGCCGCCGTCATCTCATAAAGCGTTTCACTGTGACCTTCGGGGTTTTGCATGCGGAAGTCCTGGTCGTCGAGAAGTGCACGCCATCGCTGGAGCCGAAGGGTTTTCGCTTGGTCGAAATTCATGGAGCGGGGTTCGCTGTACAAAGGCTGTATGCATATACAGTAATCGAGGCGCTGCGAGGAGGCGAGGAGGAGGCGACGAACCGTCAGTCAGGTGTCATTAAAACCGCTAGGGTCATCTTGATAAATTCTTCATTCTTGTCGATAGCCCAAAGCGCGCCACGGACATTTTCGGCCACATCGGCGGATCCGCGCTGCTCTACCCAGTTCGTAAGCTCCATGATGGCCGCTTCGAGGGCAAGTTGGTTTTCATTGATTTTAAATAGCAGGGAAGGGAGCAGATCAGAATTTGGCATTGGGCGTTCCTCCGTGAAAGAGCCCAGCGTAGCACCGTGTTACATGAAGGGTGTTTTACGTTTGGCAGGACGCCGGAGAAGGGAGAACAAGCAGAAAGTTTTGTAACGCGGACCAAAAAGTTTTGTAACGCTTCAGCTAGCGCGGCGGAAATCTCTAACCCCAGAAACGACAAAGCCCTGAATAATCAGGGCTTTGTCGGTACAAATATGGCGGAGGCGATGGGATTCGAACTCATGGACCTGTTACAGTCGACGGTTTTCAAGACCGTTGCCTTAAACCACTCGGCCACACCTCCGTTTGCGTTGCGGGCGCCATAATACCTGA